AACTCTAACTTTTTCACCATCTTCGTTAGTATATTCAAGTTTTTTTTTTCTAATTCAACTTCTAAAGCCATTATTATTTTCTTTTTTTAGTTTTTTTCTTTTTCTTCTTAGGGAATCCTGCTTTCATATTAGCATAAGCTTCTTTTGAAATTGTTGATTTTGATTTAGGTCTTGATATACCTTTTCTTTTTCTTTTGTTGATATTTGCATATAATCCTGGTTTACTCATAATATTACTAAAGCCTCCTCTATTAATCATTGATTAAATTCATTCCATTTTATACCACCTGGTGCATACCATATATATCCTAATAGATATATAAAACAAAAATATTGATTTTAAAAGTGTTTATTTAGCTTTGATTATTTTTTGAATACTCTCTGAACCATCTATATTTTTAACGATTTCAGCTTCTACTTCGCCACACATAAAAGTTTTATTAACCATATCCATATTACGAGTAGCTTCACGTTTCATCTTCAGGCAAGTTGATAAGCTCTCCTGTATTCGATGTTCCACAAGTTCCCCATTGATAAATAGGCATAGTGCAAAAACCAGTTTTATCATTTTGTCTCCATTCGCATTCAGCGTATTCGTTGTTATAGTCGTATTCTTGTAAAGAACCTTCGTTAATGAGAGTTACCATTTAACTTTCCTAAGTTAGCTCTTACTGAATCTTTTAATTTTTCGACATCAATTCTTAGTCGTTCTACATCAGTTTGTAAACGTTCAATATTGACTCTGTTATTCATCATACCATCAACTCTTGTCGTTAATTTTTCTAGTCCTTCTGCTATGTGTTCTAACAACATAAATTGTTCTTGATCAATTGGTTTCTGTGCTGATGCTTCTAATAAATCTTGTTCAAATAATTTATTAGCTGTTTCTAATTGATTTAATCTTTCTATTACACCAAAAGCAAACCATGCTCCTACAATTACTGCAGAAATCAGTCCTATCAGATTCCTTAATGGAAGTCCGATTTGAGTATTTTCATTAATCTTCATAATAATTTTTCTAATAATAAATATGCTGCAGTCCCCACTCCAGCTAATAATACCCAATAGATTTTGTCTATCTTGCCACCCAATTTGTCAATATCTTGATGCATATGTACCAAATGATTATTTTTAATTGTATTAATATCTTTCTTTAGACCTGTGACATGTCCGTAAAGAGCTACCAGATGTTCTCCAGTTGTCTTTGGACTTTTGGCCATTATTATATTCCCTGTAACCTTGGATCACTAGAAGTAATATTTCTTGTAGCTTTAGGTCGAGCTATACTTTCTTTACTTCTTTTACGAAGTTGAGCGTTAGCAGATTGCTGCTTACGTCTTTCATCTATTTGTTTTTTAAGATCCCATTTTAAGTTCATAATAAATATTATATAACAAAAGTTTGGTTTATGGCTAGTGAATAATGACTAGCATCTCCATCTTCTACGTGCTTGTCGTATTCTACTATTTGGATTATTTCTAGTCTTTGCAGAGCTTCTTTTTAATTGACCTAAACTTCTCGCACAATAACTTCTACGTCTAGCTGCACGTTTTCCAGTAGGTTTTTTTTCTGTAACTGCAGTTTGTAATTTAGAACCTGGGTTAGCACGTCTATATGCCATAACACCTTTACGTGTCATTCCAGCTCCTTTTTTAGTTGGTCTAAAATTACCAGATTTAACAGAAGTTTTAATTGGTGTTTCTCGTCTTCTTTTAGGTCTTATTCTTGCCATAATTAAAATCCTACTCTACCTCTACCAGTTTTATTACTTACAGGTCCACCGTCAGATGCAAATCCGCCAGCTTGAGCAGTTGGTCCTATAGAAGTTCCGCCCCCACCTCCACCTCTATAAATATCTTGAGGTGTTGGTTGTATATTCATAGTTGCTGTTGGATAATTTTGAATAGCTCCTTGTGGATCTTGAGCAGTTATGTTTTGTATTCTTTGTGTTTCTTTATCTCTCATAATACCGCCCGCAATAAATGGAATAGCAAACGGACCTACTACAGAAGCTAATGATCCTTTTGTTGCAACTCCACCTATTACAGATAAAGCTCTAAATTGTTTACTTCTATCTGCATCTATTCCAAATTTATCTGCTAAAACATTATCATAAAAATTAACATTTTTATCTATTACACTTTGAGCTGTTTCTTTAAATTCTGTAACTTGTTCAAAATCAAAATCAAAACCTTTTGGAACTTTAGATACCATATCTTTTACAGGTTGAGTAACTTTATCAACCATTGGTGAAACTGTCTTATTAACTGTATCTATAACTCTATCAATGGGAGAAGATGAAATTTCTTTAGCTTTATATTGATCCACTAAATTTTTAGTATCTATAATTCCTGGTGATTTAGAACTCGTGCTTCCTGGTGATTTTAAAGATGTATCTGTTTTAGGTGCACCTGTAAACAAATCAGTTATTGGTCTTGTACCTTGACTAATTGGGATATCTTCTATAGATTCATATTTTTCATCAAAAGATTTTTTTGGAGAAACTTTTAAACTATCTCTTTCTCCTGGAGTCATAAACATTCTACATACTCCATCAACCGACATTGTTCCATCTGGACAAATAAATTCTTTCATTATCCTCTACCTTGTCTGTTATATTTTTTATAACTACGCTTTTCGCTTTTATTCAATTTCTTTTTATGTCTCCGTGGTCTTTTAGGCGGTTTATCTCTAGGTACAAAATGGACAAACTTTTGTTTAGCCATCTACTTTTTTTTCTTTTTCTTTTTACCTTTTTTAATTACACCACGAGCAATTAAAATATCTTTTTTAGTAACCTTACCATCGCCTGACATATCAGGAAATTTTTTCTTTTTTCTTTTCATTAACTTTTCTTTCCTCCGCCAGGACCTAACTTAATAGGAATCACTGGAGATTTTTGATCTCTTAAAATATTTTTTATTCCAGGATAATCTTTATTTTTACCAGAATAAATTTTTCCACCTTTAGTCTTGTAATCTGATAATTTATCTTTATCAGAAATATCAGCAACTAATTCTCTTTCTTTAGATTTACCTTCTTCGTAGCCATCGTCATCAATCATTTTAGCTGAAGAAGTATTTTCAAATTCTTCTGATCTATCTTTTTTAGACATTATAATATCTCCTTAAACTCTTTTAATTACTGATCTAGGTTTTCTAAGAACATTATCAGTAGTATCAAAATCTGTTTTAGCAGGATTAGTATGTGTAAAACCTTCTGATTTAGCTGTATCTATACCAGCTAATTTTTGACTTTTAAATTTTCCTTCTTTTTCTGCTTTTGCATAAAGTTTTGGTATTAGTTTTCCTATCATGATATCTCCACTTCTATTTTTAACGCTTTCATCATTTTCATTCTGTCAGCTTCTTCTTGTTCAACTTGTTTTACAATTTCATCTCCAGGATTAAGCATTGCTTTTTTTAACATTACAGCATCAGCTTTAGCTTCTGGAAACTTGTCGTAAAATCTTTTATTAGCATCATTAACATCTTGAATGCTATATTGTTTTACTCCAATTTTATTTTTCATTTTATTCTCCTTTTAATTTTTTTAATCTTTTTTTTATTATTTCTACATCTTTATCAGAGACAGGAGGTAAATCTTTTGTATTTCCAAGTTTCATTTTATCTATAATAGATTTATTTATTTTAGAATATGAATTAGTATCATCTTCTGATTTATTTGCAATTGCTCTTAAATCACTATCAGATACAGGATAAAGTTTTTTACTTTCACTTTTAACAGCTTTATCTGCAGCAGATTTTAATGTTTTTTTAGTTTCATCACTCATCTTTTAAGTCCTCCGGTGTGCTTAATTTTTTATTCAATATACCTTGAAAAACTGAATGTGTAAAGGTAGGAAGCATCATTTCGCTTATAGGCGATTTTACATGGCCACAAGACCAAGAAATACAAGGAACTCCCTTCTCGTCCCATGCTACTAAAGCATAGCCTTTTATATCTACTTTTGCGCTAATTCTAATACAAGAATCATGAAAAGCATTTACTACTTCGTCATCTTGACGTTGTTCAACTTCTTTAGTTACAATTTTTCTAGGCGTTACTCTATATGAATCAAGAGTAATAATGTTTGTTTTCGCCACGTTGCTTTCGTGTTTCATAATCTTCGTCCTCTGGATCATCGGGGTGAGTTACTAAAAATCCATCCCTTATACGCAATAAAGCTTGAACACATGTATCATGTATATCATCGTGTTTTCCATATGGAAATTGCGCTGACTCCTCAATTACATTCTTAGTCCATTCTTTATCCATAGTAAACACTAATCCACCTTCAAACATAGAAGATACACTATGTGTTCTAGAAACTTTATCTCGATCAGGAGAATAAGTAATTACAGGTATTCCCGAACGTCTTAAATCTTGTATAAGAGATTGCCCTGATGCTTTTTTTTCAATTAATACTTGATCGGGTCTCCATTCATAATAGCTATCATTAGCTTTTTTACGAAGCTCAGGATATTCTAATCTATCTTTCCAAGCATCTAATAATATCGTTGCAGCGTAAGGAACGTTATTTTCATCTCTGGCTGTAAACACTCCCCAAGTAGTACACGCAGAAAAGTCAGCAGTGCTTCTAGTTGAGTAAGCAGTATCATAAGATTGAACTACATAACTTAAAGTTGGTATTTCTTCTTTTTCATAAATATTCCACCAATCTCTTTTAATAATAGAACCTTCTTCACTCGATGGTCTTTGTTGATACAACGCTGACCATACACGTTCTCCTACTGTATTTTTAATTTTATCTAAGTCTTCTTTAGAATAAGCTTCAGGCCATAAAGCATTCCCGCTATCGTCTATCGCAGGTAAATCTAAAACTTTCCAGTCTTCTCCACTCTCATTTAAAATGTAACCAGCTAAGTCGTCTTGGTGCCAACGAGTTTGAATTATAATAACTTTACCACCTGGTTGAAGTCGTGTGTAAGCTACAGCTTTATACCACTCTATAAGATTTCTTCTTTGAACTTCTGACTCAGCATCTTCTCGACCTTTAATTGGGTCGTCTATAATTAATAAATGCGCACCTCTACCAGTAATAGCACCACCAGCACCAACTGCTGTATAAGTTCCACCTTGCATCGTATGAAAACGTTTAGCTGATGTACTATCTGATCTTAAAGCTACACTAGGAAACACATTATTAAAATCTGGAGATTGTAACTGATTTCGAACCTTACGACCAAAGTCATCTGCTAATTCTTGAGCATAAGTCGATTGTATCACAAATTCATTTGGATTATTTCCTAGATACCATGCTGGAAAAAATTCTGAACATAACATAGACTTTCCATGCCTTGGAGGCATAAATACTGCAAGACGTTTTATTTCTCCTGATTCTAATTGTTGTAGATGTTTTGCAATAAGTTGTATATGAGCTGGATCCTTGTACCCAGGATACATATGTTTTGAGTAAGCTAATAAATTCTTACGAGCTTTAGACGTAGATAAAATTTTATTAAGATGTTCTACAACTTCAGCTGCCCGAGGATCCCTTGTCTCCTGATAGACCTGAATAGCTAACTTTAATCGTTCCTTTAATGTCTGTTCTTGCATTCTGTTTTCCTGCGCCTATCGCACCTTTTTTTCTATATTCATCAAATTTATTTGCAACTAAGTGTAATGGCTCTATCTCTTTTCGTACAATTTTTCTCCAATGTACAGAGGGTTGACCAATTTTTTCTAAATACCAAGCCAGCTTACTAGCATCAGCTGTTCTAGCATTCCACATTTTTACATGATGTAAATCACCTTCTTGATCAGGGTGCCCTTCTTTATAGACACGTTCTTTAAAGACACTATCGT